GGAACAAGATCAAGAGCAGAATACGAACACATTGTTGATAGCTCTGGTGAATTCAATGTCATAACTAGAATAGTATCAAAAATAGAAGGTAACGGCGGTTCGGGCGGTGCTGGTTATGTTGGTGGGCTTGGTGGTGATCGAGGCGTCATATCGTTTACATTCACCCCTGATGATCCGCCACCGGATCAAACAACTAGAACCACAGGTCAAACCGTAATATCAGTTGATGGTCAAGATGGTAGCGTTGGCGGGCCTGGTGTTGTTGGGTCAATATCAGGCGGAGAGTTCGGTGAGGCAGGTGAGGACGCGCCACTAAATACATTGGGTGGTGCGCCAGGTCTAGCAATAAAAACTAATGGCAATGCCGTCACGATAACATCAGGCAACAACCCATTAAATATTAAAGGAGCAATAGTATAATGGCTTTAAGTAAGTTCATCGTGACAGTTTTATCAAAGACTGACGCACCAGATAATGTTTTGCCAAATTCGCCAATTGAGATAAGAGATCGGCTAACAAATGGATCTAGCGGATTGTTATCGTTGATATTCTCGGATTCAGCAGGGACAATACCAATAACGCAGACGGGTGCCACGACTGACAGCCTTGGTCAGTTTAAGTTTTTTGGTGGAAATGCCAATTACAACGCTGAGTTTGATAATGATGGCAGCCCTGTAGTTCAGGCTATCGGACCGGTAGTAGACGAAATAGCGAATCAAACTATAGAAAAAGTTAATGAAATTCAATTGGATCTTGGTGACGTTGCCATAGCCGCTTCAGATGATGCTGTATCATTAACAAATCCAGCGGCTATTGTTGTTGTGCCATCAACTGACAATAAAGCAGATCCCGCAGTTGTTGATCAGCCAGAGGCGGCGGATAACGCGCCAACTCCAATTGCCGCCACGGCAGATCAACTGCATAGATTGCGAAATTCAGCGCTTGGAGAGACATCTGCGCAGTCATCATCATCACTAGGTACGTTTGCTGTTAGCCGTAAATATGATGTGACAGCATCAACGCAATTTACTGTATCAATTCACGGAGCGCCGCTAGGTTTTATAATTTATGATGTCTCATTTGATGTACAAGAGTTTGATGCGGCCGGCGAGTTTATAGCTAATATAGTTGCCACGGTTGATACAAATAAGCGACAAATGACGTTCACAACGACAACGGGTGTAAAAATAGCATTCAACATTAGGAATGCGTCCGACTTTTCAAACTCGAACCCGATGACAGAGGCAGCGTTAGACCTGTGCCTAAATAATATAATGATGAATTTAGGCAGTTCATCGCTGCCATTTGTGCCATTTTCTGATGGTAATTTTACGCCAACGTCAGCATTATTCGATCCGGAACCGGCTGGTGAATTGCAGGTTTCAAAGCAAGGCGCGTTTTATTATATTCGCGCCGCCGCGCAGCAATCGACAGATAAGGATCTGGTGTGGCGGGTGTTAATCAATCAAGGAGTGAATCGAGACGCAATTGACAGTAGAACAGGTGTTGTCGATTTTTACGGGATCAGATTTGTAGACAAAACAGAAGTTGAAACACGATCGGCATTTAACAAATCAATATTAGTCCATAATGCAGGAACAGACGAGAGTGCGCCAACAAGAATAAATGATATGTTTGTTGCTGGTGGTCATGGCGTTGTAGGGTATAAAGCAACAGACGTGGCGCATGGGAAAGCAAATGTTGATGTTGGTTCCATATGGTCTGATGGTACAGACGAGTGGGTGGTTTACTTTATTAACGATGTTGACAACATATTACTAGTAAGAAAAAACGTAGGAACGACTGATAAATGGATTATTTCAACGGCTGACTTTGGCTCTGGCACATTAACCCACGTTTCGGGCGCAACAAACACGGCTAATATTGTGGTTGCGGTATCAGTTCAGTTGCAGCACATTCCAATTATCCGCGACCATTTGGCCGAGTTGCGCATAGATGATGTAGTTATAACAGTAGATGATGACTATAAAGGCCAAAGGGTTGTTGTTAGCGAAACATATGCATTGCTTAACGTCGGTTCTCAACAAGCGGCATTAATAGCTGATGTGGGTAATGCCTCGCCAGATTACACAAATGAGACCACGATAACTGAACAAAAACGATTCTACTATGAATTTGAGTGGAACGAATTCGGCGCTATGTCGATCAGAATGGCACACTCAGTTAAAGCGCCGTACCGTAGAACTGCTTTGGTTGATTACTGGGGTGGTTTACAGTTACAAAGATTGTCGTTAAGCGGTGACAGCACAGGTGGAATGCACGACAAAGTGTTCAATTACATACCTCAAATCGCGCCAGTTTCTGGGCTCGACTTTGAAAATATCGCGGAAGTCACAAATAACGTTCTTGATGTATTCCCGCAAGCTTCTGACTGTGACGACCCGAACGATCCAGCATCGCACGCTTGTTTGATTGGTAAAAACAGTTCGGACGTTGTTCAATCTGGTCATGTGTTCGGTTACTCCCGAGATGAGGGGTTAGGCGTGCCAGCAACCAGGGCGGCTAGTACTGATACAATTTTTAGATTGTCACCGGCAGAAAAAAATTATATTTACGGTGTTGATGCTAAATCTGGGGATGCTAGCGCCGGTGATTTAGATACTATCGCAGCATTTAGAGCGCCTTTCTTGCCAACCGATACTACGCTAACAATACCCGGCGTTATCGTCATGATGAGCGGCAGAACGTACTGCTACATCACCGCACATCAGAATCACACCAATAAAAAAGTGTCGATTCCGAGCAAATACAATGGTTGGCCGATTACGGTACTAAAGGCACACTCTAACGTGACAGTAAATAGTGAATTTGTATCTACTGGCGAGATTGATATTGACGTAATTAACAGCTATGGCGATGTAGTTTTGAGACTAGGCTCGTAAAGTAAACCCCCGTTAACGCGGGGCTATTTAAACTTTTTCCCCTCGCGACATTCCCATTCGAACATGTCGCGATCTTCTTGGTTTGGCATTATAACCCCCTTAGTTCCCATTCAATAAATTCAGCACCCTTTTTAACGATTACTTTCTCAACAAATAATTTAAAAATCATCTTATCGTCAAAGCCGTATTTTTTTTGTAAGCAATCTATAAAGCATTTTAACGGATTATCTATATCCGCAGCCCTACTGGATAGTCCAAACGTAATCTCAAGCGCTAACTCGCCGTCAGGAACATTTAACGGCGGAAGAATAAGCAACATGTGATTAATGTAATCACTGTATTTATCAGTCTTAAATCTGCGCCCTCTCCACGCCTCATTTACAGAAAGAGGTTTAATATCTAGACGCATATAACTAGCCCCTTATCGATTAACTTCATTAAAGTCTCGAACATTGCGCGTTGCTGATCTTCATAACTAACTTTGCTAGAATCTAGTAATAAATGACATTCGTAACAAGCGTATACAGCAAGTATATCAGGCGATTTAAAGCCCGTCCCGCGATAGTTTGAGTTTAAATGCGCTAACACCACCTTGCCCTCTTCATCGTGCGAGCATTGAGGGCTTACTCTGAGCGAACAAGACTCTCCGTTGGCTGATTTTCTTATTTTACTCATTGATCAACTCCAATTAGCAATGTTTTGCCAAGTGCTAGTAAGTCCTGCTTAACAAGAACAAAAACAGTTTTATAGTGCTCTCCATTTGACATGTGTTTTCTGATCGATTGCTTGGCTAGGTTTTCAGCCACCATCAACTGAGACAATTCCATCATGTCGAGCGTATCTTTTAGCTTGGGTTTTTTATACTGAATTAACCCAAGCGCCTTATATGTTGCGTTGGTGTAATGTTTGTAGTAGAACTTGGCTGACTTACTGCCTTGATTGGTTGCGTACTCAACAAATTCTTTGATCACATCTGTTTGTTGCAGCCTCATCTGTTTGGATTGCGATCTTACTTTTAGCCATTGGTTATCGTGTGAATTCTCGTCGAGCTTTAACAGTGCGCTTTCCATTTCGTAAAATGCGGCGTTAAACTTCATTTGCCACTCAAGCGCCTTTTTCCCCTTAAACCTCATGCACAATAAAGAAAAGAACTCTCTGCTCATTAAGTATGCTTCATAATCCCTTCCGCGATAATTTCTGTCTTCCTTAACAATTAAGGGTAATCCCAAATTACCCTTAATTTCAGAAATGTCGCACATCAAATTATCTATCACCTTTACAACGTGAGCATGTTTAAACCCGAACTTCTTGGCAACTATAGAGCTGTCACAAAAAATATCACTGCCTTTAACTTCAACTAAGCCCATAATTAATCCTTAATGTTATATTTAATCATCTAATTATAGACTATTAACATGGTCATTGGAATTTATTCATTCTGTAACTCCATTAAAGACCTATATTCACAAGTTGCTGGGATTTTTATTTCACAACCTATCGACTCGGCCCATTCGATTATATGAGTTGTATAATTGAACGATTCGCCCTTATCTAACTTTGATGTTTCAACCAGCACTGATCTTATTATCACCTCACCCGTTTCAAGATCGACAAATTCATAATCACGCCAGCCAAGGAATTTGTTTTTTAAGTTTTCCTTAACCTTTACGGCGTCCCAGTCAGATCGTCCGCGACTGATTAAATATTTACTAACCTCACCGTATATTGAATGCTGGAGTGTATTTTGGCTTAACGATCTCTTATCTCGCCATTCTTTAATTGATACTCGGTATCGTTTATCTGTTGATGATAACTCGCAGCATAACTGCCAAAATTTTGACAGAGTATCCTTACTTAGGCAGAAATCTTCTTTCATGTTATCCTCTGCTTTGCATGTTAGTTCTTTGCCCACCCTTGCGAGTGGGCGTTTTTATTTGGAATCATCAGTAATTATATCTTCATAAGTTATTTTGGTGTCATGCTTCTCCCGCCAGTTAGGGATATATTTATCTAGCCATTCGCGAGCTTTGATATCGGTTTTTAGTCCCTGCTTACGGAGATATGTAACCAACTCGTTTATTTCATCGTCTGATTTTAATTGCATTTCCACTTGTCCTTATCTATTAATATTAACTGGTATACCAAACACCATTACAACCTTGCCTAGCCCTTTGCGCTTACGATGGCAAGAGTCGACTAAATTCGATCTGTTAAAGTTCTTTGTCGCGTTCTCCTGGCATAAAACGCACTGCCCAGTTTTTGCGCTTCTCCTTCTCACTGCGACGTGTCCGTTAACGCATGACTTACCGGTAAAATAATAATGCCCAATAGTTGATGTTTGGTACGTTGTCGGTAACCTTGCAATATATTCATCAGTAAAATAACGCCACGGTGCAGGCTTATGACCATCATTCTTTTTAACATAAGGCCTTATATTAAGATGGCATAAATACTCGTCAACCGTCTCTTTAAAGCTCCTTATTTGAAAGCTGACATTGTTCGCCTTCAAATTCAACCGGGCGGCAATAGCCTTTGGCATTAACCCGTCAACGTGGCGCATTTTGTAAATTTTTATTTTGGTGTCGAGTTTGAATGATTCCTTAAATCGGTTTTCGCACCAATGCGCGAGGCCGAAATGATCAAGGTATTCGGTGTAATTGGTCATCTTCACGCCCTCCGTGATTTAACTAACCGCGTAACAGCTCATTTTATTCCTCATTTTTAGCCGCCTAGATTTGTTTAAGTGGTGGTAGTGATTTGGGATCCGCACCGGCGGCGATCTCGGCTTGGCGTTGATCCCAAGCGACCTTGAACTTATCGCGACTATCACAGCCAAGCATTTTGTTAAAGCTGGTGATCATACTGCTTTGCTTCTTTGCCATTTTTTTAAGCGGCTCAACATCCTTAACCTTGTGGATGATTGGCCCGGTCATACATATCATTGTTATATTTGCTAATAGCATGTTATTCCCCCTGTAAAAACGTCTTTATCTTGAGAGTTTCTATCCCAAGTGTAATTGCATCGACTGCCATCCGGTAAGAAATCATGGCAATGACCTTGAGGCTTGTTGCCAGTGCACCCGCTAGTCCCGAACATGCTACCGCCACACTCGGGACATTTAAATCTAAACCTAAAACTTACATGTTTCTTGTCGCTCATTATTTTTGCTCCCGTAGTTTGTTGTGTTCGGAATATTCCTCTAACAACTTCATTGCGCGACAATGGTGATCGTTCCAGTCAGGATTACTGGCAATAACTTCCAAGGTATGTTTCATGCGAGTAATAGTTAGAATTAACTCGTTATTCTCATCGACTTGCTTGTTAATTCTCGCATCAGCCACCGCCAGCATTAATTTTAGTTCTGCGATTTCAGCTTGCTGAATCTTAAACCCTCTAGCCGGTAGATACTCACCAAGCCCTTCGACCGAAATAAGGCCCGAACCGTTACCATCTCTGTATACTTTTCTTTTCATTTCGTTTCGCTCCATTGTCCGTTGATAAACTCATAATGTGGCTTTTTATCTAAGCCAAGGTGGTAACGCATGTTTTGCCATTGGCTTAATGTGTATCGCTCCTGAGGGCAATCAACCCCATTATCCGCGTCAGAGTAAATGACCGTATTGCAACCACCTCTCGCCATAAACCCTTTGCCTCTCATAGACCGACTCCAATCACTAACCTTAACCGATAACCACTCTAAATTATTTTGAGGAACGAATGAGTAGCTTATAAAGAAGTTACCAATGTGAGCAGCTAAGACATGACTAAATAAGGGGTGAATGTAATAAACATTCCCAGTTTTCTTGTTGTACGATTCTATTTTTACTTCAGTCTCGCCCTCACTGGTCCAAATCTGCCCGACTCTTACTTTAATCATTTTCGTCTCCACTTGTTAATTTAGTTTAATTTATATCACTTAAGTGATTAGCGGTATTATCAATTGGTCTAATTGACTTTTAGTTAATTTTACTCTTCCATAACCCATCAGATGAATTATATTTCTCCTCTGGCTTCTTGTTAACGAAACTACGCTTAACCTTTGGTTCAACAACTTCTCGCTCGGTTCGATACTCACTAGCTATGGCGTTAAGATATTCGTTGGCGTCTTTTCGTCCGGTGCCGCCCTTATTCCTTAGAAATAAAGTCTCATAATGGTTGCTTACTTCCCGACGCCTGGACTCGGGGATAGCTCTAATTTTCTCAACAATCCAAGGTCGATCGGATTTACCGCGCCACTTATAAAATAGCGGTCTAATTAGTTTGTTCATTTATTTTCCCGCCGCAATACGGGCAGTGTGTAGCCCAGTCAGTAACCGGATTTTCATCGTTTGCATTATAAAAAGTTTGTTCACAACTGGTTTCATAAATAGAACAACTGGTATCGCCACTACTTACCCATTTGCATAATTTATAATTGTTTTGCCACTCACGGTTATCATTCATGATTGCATTTACGGTTCGCCATATTAATACAACCATAGAAACTGCACCCAAAAACACAAACGCAGCCAGTAAAATCACCAAAAACCCTAATACCATATCCATAATTATCACCCTCGATGACTTGGCCAGTTAAATTCAATCCAATGGCCGTTGTTTGCTCTCATAATTGGTAGGCAGGCAGTCGTTACAGCCTTTACATTTTTGGCCGTTGGGAAAGGCTTTAAGCCCACTACATAGTGGTGTTGGGTCTTGTACTATTGGATTTTCTTTGCGATATTCTTCTACTGTTTTTCCGAAATGGATTTCAGCACATTTTTTGCAATACCACTCCCCGCAATACAGGCATCTGAATGCGTTTAGGTGGTTTATATTTTTATTACAGCCGCAGACAACGTGAGCCCTAATAGGATGCTTCATTTGCCGAGTCTGTCTGCCGACCATAAGTAGCTTGGATTGCCATTGACTTTCTGTAATTTCACTCATAATTATTTATCCCTGATTTCTGTGGCTAGGCCATTAAAATTGTTAATCGTTCCAATCAAGTTGTTTGTTCTTTTTGTAAGTTTTAGTTTGTTCATTTTGCATCGTCATAATTTGATTAACTTCTGACGGCTCAACATTGTTCATTATGCCGTCAATCATATTTACATAAGCCGTGCCTGTTGCGCCGTGGCGGTTAGCTCTTACAATAAGCTCCGTTAAGCCACCTAAGCCGCAGTTTTCATCATAAACAGACTCGCGGTATATCATTATAATTCTGTCTGCATCCTGCTCGATTTGGCCTGTTTCGCGGAGGTCACTCATGATTGGGCGTTTATCATTTCTAGACTCGAGGCCACGGTTTAATTGTGCTAATAAAAATACCGGAACCTTTAAATCTTTGGCCATATTTTTAAGCCCTTTGGTTATAGCACCAATGGCTAAATCGTTTCTATCGGCCTTTTCAGCTTTCATCAGCGTCAGGTAATCAATGAATATCGCACCAATTGAACCTTTTTTAGCTTTCATTTTTCGGCATTCGCCACGGATATACGACAATGACATATTAGTGTGATCATCGATGTAAATATCTGTTTGGGCCATCTTTGCTATTGCACAGTTAACCGCATCAAATTCAATGTTGCCCATTGGCTGATAGAAATTATCAGTGGCCACTTGAGAGCTGCTAGATAGCATCCGTTCAAATACTTGCTCGTTTGACATTTCCATTGAGAAAACCATTACAGGCTTTCTGGTGGTGGTTGCAATATGTTCGGTCATCTTTAACGCTAGCTGTGTCTTGCCCATTTTAGGCCTTGCACCTATGACAATGAGATCGGTCTTGCCAACTCCACGATTGCCAAATAAATCATCAAGACCAGTAACACCTGTTTTTATTCCTGCCGCATCAGGGTTGTTAATTCGATCTTCATAAATATCAAGCCATGCCATAGCGATATCTTTTACGTGAGTGACGCCGCCTTGGCCAATTGAATTATCTTGCTCAACCGTTGCCATTAATGCCGCTATATCGTTAATTTTATCTCTTGAACTGCCGACACCTGTTAAAACTGCTATAGATTCGTTTAATTTGGCCAGCGTTACACGCTCTAAGCTGCGTTCTTTTATTAGTTGAACATATCCACTAAGGTTAGCCGCGGAGTGAACATCCTTGATTATAGAGCCTATATAAGTAAGTGAATCGCCACCTAGTCGATCTGACATGATTAGCAAGTCGATTGGTTCACCGTCGAAAAATAATTGCTTTTGCAGTGAGAATATTTTTTGGTTCTTAGTTTTATAAAAATCCTCTGGTGTTAATTGGCTAAATGCTTTTGCTAGCGCCTCACTTCCAGATCCTAATTTAAAAACAGAGCCTATAAAGTTTTCCTCTGCTTCGATATTAAATGCTTGCCATTGGTTCATTGACTGCCTCCAAAATTACTTAGTCGTTCCTCTCGAGCTTTAGCGATCGTTTCTTCACGTAATAAATACTCAAGGTCTGCTTTCCATTTACCTTCCGTGCCAAATATCCAAGAGTGATCGGCGCGGTTGTTCCATAGCCAATTAAAATAACTTTCAACTCTTTTGATCCCGTGCTTACCTTCTCGAGTCCAGTATTTTTTAATAGATGTTTTTCGTTTAGTTGTTAGCGTTTGCATGTTAACTAAACTCATTCCGCACTCACCTGTATTGACTAATATTGATTGATACAAATCAGCTATCTTTTGATAAGGAACTTTATCGGCCTTTTTTGGTGGTTCTGATTCGCCAGAATCCGACATATCTTTTTTATTTTCATTCTTATCATTCTTGTTAGGTGCGATTTGTATGTCATCCGTTTGCGATTTGAATGTCATCGGCGTGTCATCCTGTGTGCTATCGCCCTGATAGGAATCATAACAAACCACTGTAATAACAGTATGTTGACTGGTAGATTCGTGTGCTATTTCGTGTGTCGATTTTAGCTTTTTTAATGCTGTCCTTAATTGACTTTTTGAAAGTGAAATTTCAGAGGAAAGCCGATCTAATGAGGTGATAAATTGACCTCGTTTAATCTTGATACCCTTCCAGCTGCCGTCTTTATGATTGGCTTTTAATAGGCAATGGATAAACAGTCTTGATACATTTGCATCGCTGTACCACTCCCATTCTAAAAGCTGTCTATGTAGCTTCACCCACCCCTGCATGATTAGCCCACCACTGTGAACGTTTTTATAGAAACACTCTCAAGCATGTTTTGAACGCCAGCTATGGTTTTGAATAATCTAACGTCATCACGCTGAGACTTTAAGATAAATGCTTGATTGGGAGTCTCGAGAACGATTCTGTAATATCCATTACTCTTGGTTGCGATTGCACTAGTAACAAGACCAGCCACTACCATTTTAGATAACTCAAGTTGATTTAAACGTTCCATTTTGATACCTCGTTAATTAATTGACTGGGTAATCATATCAGCACCATTGATACGTCGTCAACACTTTGATTGATTTATTTTGGTCGTAAAAAAGTGTGGTATAATTAACGTGCCAATTTTGGCGAGACTGAAAAAGAGATTGATAAAATGACAGACCAAAAGATTGAAAAAGAAATCATTGAAAAAGGCTTAACAGCTCCACGGGTAACACCAGAGCGACTAGAGCAAGTTATCGCATCCGAGCAGTATCATGTTTTTGCTGGCACAACGTTTACCGCGTGCTTACTGACACTTGAAAATGGATATACTGTTATTGGTGAATCTGCGTGCGCTAGTCCTGAAAACTTTAACGCTGAACTTGGGCGCAAGATTGCGAGATCAAACGCCGTCAATAAGATTTGGCAGCTTGAGGGTTATCTTCTAAAACAGAGCCTACATGATAAAGCGTAAGCTTGGAGTTTTCTTGTTGAAGGTTGGCGCAAAGCTGACCTTTGATAGCGAAAGCCAAAAGCAAAAACTCAAAGACTGCATAAATAGTCACACTCAATTATATTCACATATTGAGTCGGGTGGCCACATTCACGGCTATGTTAAACCGATGTGTGATTATGATACTCAAAGCGTTGTTAATGTGCTTACTCAGGGCTTAATGCTTGAGGACCAAGAAGCGCCAACAACGAAAGAGTATTACTATTCTGAAAAGTGGAATTGGTAGGGTCGTAAAAAAGCCCGCAGTGCGGGCAATTGGTTGGGTGGGTTGGTTACCTTTTGGGGAAGTTTATAGGGTCGGCATCTTCAAAAATAAAATTAAAGTCGCCATCTATATAATGAGTCCATTTTTCAAAGTCGAAATCTTCCTCTAAATATCCGCTGCCATAATAAAGCTCTGGCGGCTCACCTAATATTTCACCGCTCTCGCTTCGGCTAAAGCTAATAAAAATTGATGTGCCTAGGTCTTCGTGCCACTCAGTTGATGGTTTGCATTTCATCATTCTTCCCCTTTATCGGTCATAGTTTAGTGGTGGTTATTTACTTGTCGGTGATAGTGGCTTGATAATCTTTATGTATTTAGTGTCAACCATCGATAAGTCATCACCCGCTAAGTTTTGCCAGTAATTAACTGGACCACCAAATCTATTGTAATTATTGAAATGGCACATAATTATTTTTCCACAAGGGAAGTGAACCCAATACAAATTATCTTCGGTAGTTGGTGGTTGATCTTCTGTGATAATCCACTTTTCTTTCGAGTCGCGATCAAACATGCCTGCATAAAACAATTCCGACCACTCCGACCACTTTTTAATTCTTTCGTCATAATCATGACTCATTAAGCAATCGTCTTTGCCAGGTGCCATAGTTCCGGTTTCTTTGTAAAACTTAGCGGCCATGTATTCGAATCTTTCGTTGCTGTTCATTTTGTCATTCTCCAATGTGCGTTAGTTTCTTTTAGTAATTCAGCGTGTAGGCGCAGTCCTTTAGCTATCGATGAGTCTGTTTGCTCGTTTGCTACTTTAAGTATTAGCTTTGTTTTTTCTTTGATATATACGGCGCTTGCCTCCTCTGGTGTTGAGAAAATACCTAGGTTATTTAGCTTTCCGTTTGCGTTTAGCTGCGCGGTGAATTTTCCGGTGCCCTTATGAAAGCAGACGCCTTGCGGGAGCCTACCTCTTGCCGCTGCGCGATCTAGCAAAAGGTTGTTAAGCTTACTAGTTATAAATCTACAGCGACTTGGTGAGTATATTTTATTGCCCGGCTCGATAATATCCTTATCTAAGTGCATCCCATTCCAACTTTGCGTCTTCATCCAGACTTTAAAGTTGCTGAACGTTAACCACTCATCACACACTGCACACTCCATATAAGTTGGGTACCTTGCTTTGTATTTTTGGCTGTAGCATCGATTTATCATGCTGCTCCATTTTCGATAGAAAGGGCAAATAGTTCTTTTACCATTAATTATTTGGCTGGTTGTGTACTTTGCATCATTTACCCCAACGCCATAAACTAACTTTCTTTTTGATATAGAACCTTTGCTTGCTGGCACTTCAGTGAAGTTATTCATGATTTTCCTTACCTGTAACATCTAACCAACAGCCATGTTGGCGCGTTTAAGTGATTTCATCTCGCGAATGAACATTATGTTTTCAATGTCGCGCCACTTTAGTTTTTTAGATTGAGTAGTCGGGCGTTCTACTGCCAATGCTTCACGCCTTGCCGCTCGTTCCTGGTTTATCTCGTTTAAGTCTAAGGTGGAAATGCTCATGATGCTTCCTTAATGAATTTAATTTTAAAGCCAAGAGCACTAGCAACATGTGCAACGTCTGAAATCTTAGCCGATGTGTCGCCACGATAAACACGAGATACACGCTCATAACTAATATCGCAAGCCTTGGTCAACTCCATTACGCCACTAATGCCAGCGTCTTCTGTAGCTTCCTGGATGATTCGTTTTAATTCTCTGCTTTCCATTTTAATTCCTAATGTGTGGTTGATGGGTTTAAATTACACTTATATATGTATGTTGTCAAATTCTACTATATTTAAATTAATTTGATAAAGCTATTGCAATGGATGGCCAAAGTGGTAAGCTTTAAAACGTCAAAAACATTTAAACAAAAATAATTAAGGTGACTAACATGCAAGTAGAAAATAAAGAAACATTTGAAGTAAAGCTGTTTATTCATGCTCCTCAATACAGCAACGAACTTAACGTATTCACTAATGATATGCAGCCACACGGATATATATTGTTAGGTTCTCAGGTCGTAACGCTTAACGTGCCAACTAAAGACCCGGTTGAAGCCGAGATTGAAATGCTCGACAAGAAAGAAGCCTCATTAATTAAAGAGCACCTGGCAGCGCTTCACGCCATTCAATGCCGCAAGAATGATTTGCTTTGCCTTGAAAATAAATATCATGATCCTGATGATATTCTTTCAACCCTTAACACTGAGGTTAACGAATAATGAAAGACTTAAATTTGCCTGATAACTGCCAGGGAAATAATCCAGATTTCCCCTGGAACCAAGATGACCTAACTTGTAACGGCTGCGGTAACGGTAACGTACACGTCGAAGGTGATGCTATGTATTGTGATGACTGCGAATACGTAGAATATCCCCCTGAAGAATACGATGGAGATTATTAAGATGAAAATTTTAGAACTAAAACAAGGCGATGATATTTGGCACGAACACCGCTGGGCCTGTGTTACTGGCACAAGAATAGAATCAGCGGTTGGTGCTTCATATTCCAACGCTACAGGGGCTTGGACTCTTGGCGGTAAAACTTGGATTATGGATGGCGAAAAGCTTGTTGTCGATGAATCCAAGAAGATCAAAGCAATTGACCGTAAAAAGCAAAATACTCTACTTCTTGAGCTGGTTTCGGAGCGCCAAAGCGAACTCGAAATAAACGATTTTTGCTCGGCAGACATGGAGCGGGGAAACGATTTAGAGCCGTTTTCTGTTGCAGCAGCAAGTAAGCGTCACAATATAGAGCTTTCGGTGTGCGGAATGCTTCAAAGCGAAACATTGCCCCGATTTAAATACAGCCCTGACTCTGTTCACTTTGATAAAAATGGCGTGGTTGTTGGCGGCTACGAAACAAAATCAAAGGCTGGCAAAAAACATATTGAATATCTCATGACCAATGAAGTGCCAAGCGAACATTTGATGCAATGCCTATGCCCTATGATTATGGACGACTGCGTTAAATGGTGGATATTTGGCCATTTTGATGATCGGAATCAAATCAACAACCTTTTCACTAAAGGCATTAAGCGTGAAAATTACGAGGATTTTATCCAGGAAGCGCGATCTTTATTAGTGGCATTCTTGGCAGAAGTTGACGCAACAGTAGAAAAATTAGGTGGTGAATATCATGGCTAACAAAATAACTCAAAAAAGATTGAAAGAGCTTTTTTCTTATTCAGAAGTGACTGGGCTTTTCACAAGAATAAATAAAACGAGCAGGTTTAAATCTGGGACAGTTGCTGGTTTTTTGCGAAAAGATGGTTACGTGCAAATAAAAGTCGACTACGTTAATTATTTGGCGCACAGACTGGCTTGGATTTATGTGAGCGGTGAGATTCCAGCCGGAGAGATTGATCATGTAAATCACAAAAGATCAGACAACGCGATAAGTAATCTCAGAGATGTATCGAGACTAGAGAATAGCAAAAACCTCTCTGCCTCAAAGAATGGCAGCGGCGCGACTGGGGTGCGTTTTCTTCAAACAAGATCCAAGTACGTAGCTAGCATTAGTGACGCTGGCCGGGTTGTTTTCTTAGGTCACTTTGATAACCATCAGGATGCTGCGCACGCCAGAAAAATAGCAGAAAATAAATATGGTTATCATGAAAATCACGGACAAATAAGGGGAAACTGAAAATGGCCAACGTAAAACAGGCAATGCAATCAAAATCAGATCAATTAAATTATGTTGATGTTGGTAATGGAAGTTTAATTGCTCTAATTGAGTCGGTTCACGTCACTAATTCAGATCAGCAACCGGTAACAATTAACTTTGCTGGCTGTAATGGCAAGCCATACAAACCAAACAAGGGAATGATTCGAGTGTTAGCTGGTGCCTGGGGTGAAGAGTCTGATTGCTGGGTTGGCAAAACAATTAAAATAACTGGTGACGAAACGGTTAAATGGGGCGGTGAAGAGGTTGGCGGTTTAGTTATTGGCGCTTTATCTCACATAGAACAGGCAGGGTATACCGCATACATACAGAAAAATAAGCGCGTTAGGGTTAAGAGAACAATCCCGCTTTTGGTTGTTGATCCCCCACAGTTAACAGCGGACGATCAATCGTGGATTGATGCTGCCAGGCAAGATAATAGCGTATTAGAACAAATTACAGATCCACTATACAAGCAATTCATTATTGACAATCTAAAAGGGTAACATCATGGCTAAACGCATCGTAGCAAAAACAGGCTCATACACTAACAACGAGGGCCAGGAAAAAGGCGAGTACACTAAACTAGGTGTAATGCTTAACAATCAAAATGGCGATTATATGCTTTTAGATCCAACAATTTCACTAGCTGGCGTTTTATTAAAGCAAAATGCGCTTGCGGCAAAAACCAACGGGCAACAGCGCGACATGGTTATGATCTCAATCTTTGACGATGACAATCAGAATCAACAGCAAAATAACCAAGGCGGTCACCAGCAGCAACAAAATAACCAGCAGCAAGGCTACCAGGGCCAGCAACAACAGGGATACCAAGGGGAGCAGCAACAAAGCCAGCAGGGTGGATACCAAAATCAGCGCGGCTAGCTAGTCCAAAGGTCTAATACCCACCCAAACAAATAAGGCTTACTCTTATGGGTAAGCCAACCTAACAAGTAGAAGCGAGAACGATATGACTATATCAATGAAAAACGGAAAAATAGTAATCGACGGAAAAACGTTTGTAGGTAGCAGCATTCAAATAAACGGCAACAAAGTTATTGTTGATGGCGTTACTCAAGATGGTGAGTTGGTTGGTGATATTAATATAACCGTTGATGGCGACGTTGAATCGATAGAGAACACGAACGGAATGGTTTCAGCTAACAATGTTGGCAGCGTAAGAACAACTAATGGTGATGTAACTTGCTCGGACGTATCTGGCGACGTGAGCACAACTAACGGCGACATTAGAGCCAGCAAAATAATTGGCAGAGTAAGCACAGTTAACGGCGATATAAATTAAATAATATGAAATATTTATTAGCTGGCAACGAAAGCGCTGAACGAGTTGGGCTACTAATCAGCCTAACCAGAATAGAAAGCGAACCATTGATTAAGGCTATAAATCAGCACTTAGTTAATGGCAAGCCAGAAACCAGCGCGGCCATACTCAACGGCATACCGCAGCCTAATTTTAATCGGGCAATGGTCAAGTTAAACAAAGTGGCTGAGACCGTTGAAGCAATCAAAGAATTGGACTGGTCTCACATTAATAACAAATCAACTAAGTGATATAAAACGGAGAAAACCATGCAGCAAGTACAGGATAGACTGGAATTTCAAATTGAAACGCCGAGCGATACAGAATTATCAAAGCGATTTGCCGATAGACAAAAGGAATTGAATGTAAAGCCAGCAAATTCCCAAAAATATAAAAAGCGCTGTAATAAAAGCGCCAAGAAATTAGCCCGCTTGCACCGCTAAACTTGTTGGTAAAATATCGATAAATCAGCCCGTTAATTCGGGCTTTACCAGTAGTAAAACAACAAAGGAACTAACATGACAAATCATGAATTAAATATCGTAAAGCTTGCCGACCTAATAGAAAAGCAGGTAGACACCAGGCATCACCTAATCAACAGGGGTAGCCTTATTCGATTAAATACTTTAGTGGAGTGCCACGCTATAATGACAGGTACCAAGCCTGAGTATTACGACCAAACCGAACAAAAGCCGGGGCCAGCTAAGGATTATCATGTGGGCTGAGGTCGCAATAACAATACTAGCTGTGTCGGCTGGTATTATCGGTATAGCGTCTGCATTTGGCGCTTTGATTAATTATTATTTTGGAGAGGATGACGATGAATAGTCAACAATTACTAGATCACATAATCACACCAACACTTAAATACATGGGCGGTAATTACGATAGCCTTGATGCAAGAATGCTACTACTTTCAACAGCCGCCATTGAGTCGAATTGCGGTTATTATATTAAACAGGTTGGAGGTCCAGCTCTTGGTATTTGGCAGATGGAGCCTAACACCCATCAGGATGTAAATTTAAATTGTGACGCGCTAAGTGATGAAGATGGCGAAATGTGTGCAAAGCAATGCAATCTATATATGCCATACAATCTTGAAGTTGAAGCGCCGGATTTAGTAAATAACCCTATGTATTCTTGCTTTATGGCCAGATTAAAATACTCAATGGACCCAAAGCGACTACCTAGCTATAACGACAAGCACGCCATTTATGATTATTACAAGCGCATTTATAATACTGAATTAGGCGCGTCAACTCGCGAAAAGTTTTTAATTGCTTGGGACCGGAATGGATTGGGCAAGGTGAAATTATCATGAGCTTACTTGATTGGATAAACCCATTTAGCAAAGTTATCGATGTTGTTGATCAATATGTTGAAGACAAAGATAAGGCCAACGAACTAAAGCATAAATTAAACATGGGGGCTCAACAGGTTTACTTGACCGAACTCAATACTAAAACGGTTCCTTGGGTTGATGCTTTACACAAGATGGGGCGACAGATTACCGGGTACGTTGGCTATGTGCTGGCGTTCTACATGGTTCATCAAGGTTACGATCCGATGGCAGCTATGGCCGCAGTCGCTCCTGGTGGCATTTACGCAGCATTTAAGAACAAGGGGAAATAACATGTTAATTAGAGTCATATCAAGAGACGATTTAAGCATTAAAGAAAACTGCTTTTGCATGGCTCTTGCGTTGGTTTTTACTGGTATTGGCTTATGTGCTATTATCGGTTAATTCATAATCAATTGAGTTAACAATGGGCAGTATATTCAAACCAAAGCGCGCACCGACATTCCAGGGTAAGAAGAAAAAGAAAACTTCATTCTCTGAGTCCGGTGTCAATCGCGACAAGGCTTCTGGAAGGTTTAAAAAATGAGTAAAATACACTTAAATGCGCCAATTACCGCAATAGCATATTTAGGTGCTTTATTTGCTGTTGATGCGTCTTATGAGTTTGATACATGGCAGGCGTTATTAACTTATATTCTAGTGGAGTTTTTGTTTATCTCATATGTATCATACGGCAAAATCAACTACATCAAAGCAAGATGGATGAGCCTCTTGTTAAGGTCAGCGATGATAGTCGGCGGGGCTTTTTGCGTAGTGGTGTACATGAGGGAATCAGGAATGATAGCTAAAAACTCTGGAGCTTTTCCATACTTTGAGTTGTTATATCAATATGTTAACATCGTAATAACTGCGCTTTTATTCTTAACTGCGTTTACTCGACAAAGACTATTGAGCAAATTCGATGATTTATGTTGGCCTAGCGTGTTTAATAACATTTATATTCGTGGTGACGATGATAGCTGGCAAACTGATAAGCAGGATAAATAATGCCAGCACAAGCACTAGCAGAAATAATCAGGGAGGAACTAGGCGAGATGACTAAATCATTAATGAATAAGATGTTGCTTGGTTCAATAGCGACAACAACAACCCTCGCGACAGCTCAGGCGGCAGAGGTTATACCCGTAACTACAATGGATGTTTCAACTTGGGTTATGACTGATTACGGATTAGCAATATCAATGATCGCCGGTGTTGTATTGATATTAGAGCGAACTCAGACTATTATTTATAAAGCAGTCGATAGGCACAGACAAAAGAAAGAGGCCAGGTTATGAGTAAAGAATTAAGTGACGGCCACATGGATATCGGTGGTGGCAGTGGTAATATAGACACTGATCCACCAATTTTAGACAACGGATTCTCAGGCGGATAAAGAATAGACGGCACGGGCATCGCTACCCAACATCTTCAATAAGGGGGTGGGACCATCTAGGTATTTGGCAACACCAGGCGCATTAATATATCTGTGAAGGTGATTTAATGTGATAACTAACCCACTTAATCGGTGGGTTTTTTATTGCCCAATGAAATAATGTCAACATAAATGTATACACGCGCGGTTACATGTGATTTAATGGTTATCGAAGTCAAGGGGGAAATATGCCACAACAGAGAATACACGAAGCAACAGCTCGAAAGCTTTCAAAGTTAAGCGAGTCAATCAACAAAATTCGCATAGCTGAAGGTTTAAAGGCTAAAACAGTGCCAGATATTATTCACGACATTGTTGATGCGTTCGAATTTAAACGTAACGAAGAATTAAGGAGCAAGAAATGAGTATCAAAGTTAAGACAGGTTCGAGTATCTGGAAGTTAGCAACATACTGGGGTAATGATAATTTGCCTAACAACCTTTGTGATTTAGTAAAGAACACCGCATGGTGTTTTTGTGTAAGCTTTATTGTTGTTATTGCTTTGTCGGCATGGGTGGCTTGCATTCTTGCATCAATAGCGGCATCTTTTAATGTTGGTTATGTCATTTGGTCAATAGCGTTTTCCGTGTTTGTCGGGTTAATATGTTTGATTTTAGCCGCCTTTTGTAGCGAGCTTTTATCATCGTATTTAAGGCGCAATCCAAGCGAAAGGTTAAGTAATGCACAAACAGTTTATATGTCATGGAAAGATAAGTTTTGCCCATTAGTAAAAGAAATTAAATAAACTCATTGACGAATTAGTCGATAAAACATAACAAGAGAGAATCATATGAATACATTATCAGAAAGCTCAATGGGACAATGCGCACCATGCCCTGAAGAGAAGTATGTATCACTAATGTCTGTTTATCATCAGATTAATGATGTTATTAATCGATTGGACAATTTAAACGAAAGACTTGGTGTTTATGGCGAGGTGCTGACTAGTGGTGATAAGCCAAAAGCAGACAGTATGGATCCTAGCAACTTGATTCAGGTCATAGATAGATTGCCTGGGATGGCTGGCGACAAGCTATCGAATATTCATGATTTAATTTCACAATTAGAATCTCGATTGATTTAAATAAAGCCCCACCGGCTTACGGGCCGGTGCAAATAAGGGAATGACGATGGCGATAAGAAATGTATTGCACAGAAGCAAATTAGAAGATTTTAAGGCTTGGCTATCTAAAAATGGTTTCGTACCGCTAGAGCCTAAAGGAACTTTCGAGGTTCTTAGGTGGAAAGTTATTGGACAGCCAATGGGTATTATATTTGACGGTAAAAGCCCTGAGCATCTTTCATGTAATAACGCAGCTAGACCAATGGTGTTTAAATTTGTAACCGAAGCTCGCGGAGAAACGACATGAACGAAATAGATAAGGTTATATTTGATCTCTTTAATGATCGATGGGTTGAGAGAAATCCTTTTGTAACAAAGAGTATTAACACCATGAAAAAGCAGCTACATAAGAATCTAAGTAATCAAGTTGACGGTTACTGGTCAGGGCATACGGCTTATAATTTAATGGTTGATGGTGGATCTTGATTGATGGCAAGTCTGGCGCCGAGAAAAAGCTAACAGCTATCGGTCAGGTGTTTATGGATAATTACGGAAAGGTTTGATATAATTGTTTTGTTGATTGGCGTCGGAACCAAAAGACACTAGATAGGGTTTAGTTAGTAACTGTGGTGATTCAACGTCACCATTCCGACCAGTTACTAAACTAAGCCTTTTTTATTGCCTCAGTTTTACGTCAAGATTTATCCTAGAGCACATTCTTTATCAACTAACATGATATTCAAAGCTGCGAATCAAAACAGCACTTTGCAAACCTTTACATAAGACAACGTTTAAGGCCGCGTTTCAGCGCAATTAAGGGTCGAGTTTGGGCAGCTCAATGGATTAAAATGCTAGCTGATATCTGGATTATGTATTTGTATTAGAAGTATCGTTAAGGCTCCATCCCTTTAATAACGGCTTTCTTTGGCCTATGGAACAAATTAAGGTTGCTATATGTTTATTGAAATTCCAGCTAGTAAAAGATCTATATCGCAAAGAAAATTGGTTTACGGAATCGGCATTAATGATGCTGATTATGTGACGCAACCTTCAGTTAATGGGAGGCAAGTAACCTGCGGCATATATAAAGCCTGGAGAGGGATGCTTGAGCGTTGTTATTGTGAAAAGACAAGACATAATAACCCTTCATATCGTGATTGCACTGTGTTTCCTGACTGGCTTATTTTTAGTAATTTCAAGAAATGGATGGCTAATCAAGACTGGAAAGGAAACGAGTTAGATAAGGATATAATTAAGGTTGGAAACAAGGTGTATCACCCTGACCTTTGTGCTTTTGTTAGCCAGGATGTAAATAAGTTATTATCACACGGCGGCTTTGTGGATAACGGAATGCCGCCAGGAGTTTACTACCATAAAAAAGGAAAGGTATTTATAGCCCAGATTGGTAAACACTCAAAAGTTGTTTATATCGGTAGTTATTCTACGCCTCTAGAGGCTGGGGTAGCATATGCAAAAGCAAAAGGCGAACATATATTGCATGTTGCATCACAACAAGATGAAGAAAGAATAAAAAATGGATTAGCAATGCATGCCGAATACTGGCTATCAAAGCGTTAGAGATAGGTCTTATTGATACTAATGTTTAAAAATAAAGAGGAATAATTATGAATGTTACAGATTATCTGAATAAAGTCGCTTATGTAGCTGATATGGGAATTTTCAAAGACGATCCGTCAAAGGTTTATCTAAGCAGGTTTGATGATAGCTATATAGCACACGTTGATATGGAAGATAATATCAAATATTTAGCAGAGCGTGAAATAACGGATGAATTAACCCACGGCGTCGGTTTTAGCCCTCTTGATGGTAAGTGGTACGGATGGAGTCATCGCGCAATTTATGGGTTTGAGATTGGCTCAGAATGCAAAAAAGGGGATTGTCATTATGCGGGATCGACACCGGAAGAGTTGATAGATGATCACGCTAATTTTTTCTTGGACATTAGCAAAGACAGTGCAGATCAAAAACGTGCTGAATGCCAGATTTTAGATGACAGGAGTGGTATTCGTATTTTACATACTCCAATTACTATGCACGTTGCACCATCAATTGAAGGGGCTGAACAAGCGGTTAGTGATGGCACTATATCGGATTTACCAGAAGAAACTATCGACAGTGGATTCTCAATCGTTAGATGTGGTCGTGGTGAGTGGACGGCCGAAACGATGGAGGACGCCAAACAAATGGCTAAAGACTTTAACGAGTGCGTATCTTAACGAGTGCAGGGATGGCTCACCTAAGAGCCTATTCAAGCAATAAAGAGGAATAACAATGAGCAACGTAATAAAAGCTGATTTTGGCAATGACGACAGCAACAACGGTTATTTAGTTGAGGACTTAAAAGGCGATAAGAAAGCTATACCTGGCGTTTATTGTGGCAACGTATCAGCCATGAAGCTCAATGATGATGAGGTGGTTGTTGGGACTAAAACAATTGACGGAATAGATAACCCAACATTAACAACAATAAAAGAAATGAACGAATTCTGCCTGATGTGGTTATTGATATTTGACCAAAGCGTAATCAAAGAAGATTTGTAGCTGGTCGGATATGTCCAACCCCAAATAAATGCAGTAGTGCAATACCAAATAAAGAGGAATAACTAATGACATTTACATTAGAGAATACGAAAAGAGCAACTCAAGTTGCGATGTGTTTAGCTGGCTCTACTGGGCATCAGTTCTATAAAAATATAGCGGATCCAAGTTTTGAGCTTCTATCAGAGTTAACTAGTTTATCATGGGAGGTAATCTATAATTCCCCATCTTATGAATTGATCGAGCTATCCCGCCCACACAACGAGACCCGCGAATACTGGACAACTAACGGCGTAACACAATACGCACAGCCACAAGGAAATGAAATGGACATTAAAAAGTTAATACCAATCGATTTTAGCCGAAATATTACGCCGTTTGTGGTTGGTGATGTTTACTGGAACAACTTTTTAGAATTTGAGTTGACAATGGATCAGCAGGAAGCCGACGAATTTAATAACGCCGACCCTGGGAGCGAATTTAATACTTACTTTATCGTATCATTCGCAGGCCGCCCAAACACCGGTAAGCAGCCAGTGGGTGATGATGTGATTGTTGATATCTTATTTGAGGATACCGACACTCATACCTTGACTTCTAATAATGTGAATTGGTTCATTAGGGGGGTTCTAGATGAATGCGGATTCCTAATTAAATCATGGAAACCCAACCTCGCCGCCATGCTAAAACAATACCAAGCAGAGCAACTAGCAGAGGAAGCTAAACGAATGGATAACATCACAATGAACGGTAACGACGGTGAGCATTATGAACAAGACCATCACATAGCATTGCAAGTCGAAGCGTTGGGCGACGCACTTGAGCCATCACAAGATCTTATTGACCTACTGCATAAAGACGTTGGCTTTAGTGGGCTGGATGAGTTAATTAGGCCTGACGACAAGAAAGATCATTATCGCTCATGGGACGGTAAGGAGAATCTTGATATTGGCATGGCTTACACCGCCGGCGGCGGAATCGATTGTATGTTTATTGGTATTCATGCTGGGATTGTCATCGGAAGACCGATAGACATGTCGTGCCATAATAGACTGTACCTGTCGACTAGTGATAAATCATTTTGCAAGCCAATCCAGACAGTCGAAGACAAACTGCGTGATGCCATAATGGAAGCTCTTAGCTGCACCTCGATTAGTCTTGACGTTGATAACCTACTGGCTAGCGACAAATTCACAATCACATTAAACAGTGAGTAACTGTACCAAAATCGTGTTTGCTTAACGAAAAGAGGCAAACGCGTCATCTGTGTTACAATAATGATTTACCGGAGAAAGCCATGCCAATAGCTAACATGTACACACCCGAAATGGCAGGAAGTGGTCAGCATGGAGCTTGTGTTAAATGTAAAAAAGAGCCAACCAAGGAAGGGCATGACGGTTGCATTGGTACACTGCCAGGTAAAGATGTAATGAATGCTTGTTGTGGCCACGGCTCAGATAGCCTGGCTTATGTTCAGCGTTGGACTAGGCGTAAATTAATGGGACAAGAAGCAATTGATTATATAAACAAAAACAAACCTTAATTAACGGGAGTAATCACAATGCCAAAACACACAAAATCAGAACGAGTAAAAAACATAGCAAATAAACGAAGAGCAGAAGCCAGGAAGGTTGCAAGAAAGCCCCGCAGTAAAAGAAAGTAACCTGTCACTATATCCAAATTCAATTGGCCGTTTGACCGCGGCTTTTTGCTATCTATCATGATGTGATATAATGGGCCATTACCCCAGTGGGGCAGGCAATAAATGTGAGTCACATATGTCAAAGCAAGATAGTAAACCAAAGAAGTCAACAAAGAAAAATGGGAGGCCAACAAAATATCAAAAGCAATATGATGAGCAAGCTAGAAAATTATGCCTGATGGGTCACACAGACGCGCAATTAGCGGATTTCTTCGGTGTAGTTGAGTCGTCTATCAATAAGTGGAAACTAGACCACCCAAGCTTTTCAGAGTCCTTAAAGGCCGGAAAGGTAATGGCAGACGCCAATGTAACGGCGAGCTTATACGAAAGAGCTGTTGGTTATAGTCATACAGAAACTAAAGTATTCAACAATCAAGGTGAGATACTAACTCACGATGTAAAGAAGATTTACCCACCAGACCCGATATCAATCAAGTACTGGCTCAATAATAGGCAGCCTGGAATATGGCGAGAAAAGGTTGAGCAATCAAATGGCGACGATACACCTATTAGCAAGATTCAAATAGAGGTGATTAGTGCGAACTGTAACGATTAGACCAACACAGCCTCAAGCTGATTTCTATGCGCTAACTTGCAAGCATCCCGCGTTTGTGGCTGGCTTCGGCACTGGCAAATCAGAAACTATGGCTAACCAAGCATTCATGGATGCCAGTCATTCGTCTAATGCGCTAATAGGGCTTTATGAACCAACCTATGACCTTGTGCGCCTTATAATGGCCCCAAGGATGGAGGAAAAACTCCAAGAGTACGGAGTGCGTTACAAATACAATAAAACAGAAAATATAATATACACGTCAAACGGTAGTATTGGCGATTTTATACTTAGAACGTTAGACAACCCAGCCAGGATAATCGGCTATGAGACATATCGCGCCCATGTTGATGAAATAGACACGCTCAAAGAAGATAAAGCGGTCGAGGCATGGATTAAAATCATGGCAAGGAATCGCCAAACGCCAAAGGGAATCGATAAGCCATTCAACCGGGTGAGCGCATATTCAACACCTGAAGGGTTTAAATTCGTATACAAATACTGGAAGAAAGATCCAAGACCAGGATATGAAATGATTCAAGCCTCAACGATGTCTAATCCATTTCTTCCTGATGATTACGTGGATACATTGAGAAGCACATACCCGGCACAATTAATTGAAGCTTATATCAATGGTGAGTTCACCAACTTAACCGCTGGCACTGTATACCACGAATTTGACAGAGACCTAAATAAGTCGGATGAGCTAATGCAAGATGGTGAGCATTTATATATCGGCATGGATTTCAACGTTGGTAAGATGTCAGCAGTCATTCACGTTAAGCGCGGTGATGATGCTCATGCAGTCGATGAAATAATGGGCGCTTACGACACATCAAACATGATACAGCTCATCAAGGATAAGTACTGGACGTATAGCAACGGCAAATACAACAAGACGCGGAACCTATACATCTACCCGGACGCCAGCGGTGATAGCAGAAAGACGGTAGACGCCAGCACGACGGATATTGACTTGCTTGAACAGGCTGGATTCTTCGTGATAGTCGACGGCTCCAACCCAAGAGTTAAAGACCGCATCAACTCAGTGAATGCCATGTTTAAAAACGCGAAGGGAGAACGCAGATACTTTGTTAATCCGAATATGTGCAGATTGACAGTTGAGGCATTTGAGCAGCAGGCATATAACGCTAATGGTGAGCCTGATAAAACAAAAGACACCGACCACCCAATTGACGCGGCCGGTTACTTTATTGTGCATGATTATCCGATTGTTAAACCATCAATGCCGCCTAGGATTAGGCATTATTAGTACACATTGAGAGTTGCCGCTATGGACGCTGCACCTCTCATCTTGTCAAACTCATCTAGCCCGTGCTGGTAATCATCAAAAGAATCAATATGCTCAAACTCATCAACCTCTGGATCATTTAATTTTACAACTTCCCACCCTAAGTTATCAAACCTATTATCCCTGTAAAACCACTTTGCCCACTCAATTTTATATGCGTCATATTTCTTTAAAAGCTGTTCTTTAGTAACATAATTATCGTTGATCATTCTCTCACTCCTTAGCCTGTTATGGTGGACACAACCTCGTCATCGATGGTTATCATAGCGAAATATAGTTCAGAGTTGCCAAATTCCGTCATCTCTCTGTCGCTGTCGTATGTGAACCCCCGAGACATCATATCGTAAACTCTGTGCATGTGTACCATTACTGATGTTTTCATCATCTCGTCCTTAGCCTGTTAGGGCTGGTTGTTATGATTTTTTGACTAGGAAGGCTCCCCAGCGAGATTAAAACAATATCATGACAATTCAAAATTGACAATCCTTTTTATGAATGTTATATTTAAATTGTCATATAGCGATAGGAACAAAAAATGAAAGATTTAGTTAAATTTGTTGGCGGTGAGATAATTGCATCATCAAAGGATGTTGCGGAGAAATTCGGGAAAGTTCACAGAAATGTTTTAATCGACATTAAGCGATTGGAATGCAGCGATGAATTTAGAGAGCACAATTTCCTGCTGTCCTCATACACTTCAAGTCAGAACAAAACTCTTCCATGCTATGAAATAACAAGAGACGGATTCGCATTCTTATGTATGGGTTTTACTGGCAAGAAAGCTGCTCAATGGAAAGAAAAATATATTTCAGCGTTTAATGCAATGGAAAAGGCGCTATTAAGCGCTAACGAAAACTCACATGACAACCAATGGCTGAAAGTAAGATCACAATCAAAAGCGATGAGACTGCAACAAACAGATGTGATCAAAGAATTTGTAGAATATGCAACCAACCAAGGCAGTAAATCAGCTAAGTTCTATTACAAACACTACACCAATGCAACATACAAGGCTCTGGGGCTTATACAGCACAAGAGACCTAAGCTTAAAGATACGTTAGACATGATGGAGCTATCGCAGTTAATGGTTGCTGAAAATGTTGCCAAGCAATCCATCAGAAAACACATGAATAATGGCGAGCATTACAAATCAGTATTTTTGTTAGTTAAGCAAGATTTAATCGCATTTGGCGATTCATTAATGCTGGAGAATAAACAATGAATATAACATTCGAATCAATATCAGACATTTCCTGCACAATGATTAATGACAAACCCGATCTTAATATAGGCGAGTCAATAGGCGATCATAGCTGGGGCGTTAAGCCAACATACGGTATGACTGCTGATAGTATGGGTTTCGCTGGTTTTGTTATGACAATTATTTTAGGGGCAAGCAATGACTGACTTACCACGCGAACTCCAAGAGCAATTCGATAAAATATTTGGGAAAAAGAAATGGCAGAAAAGGAAATTAAAATAATAACGGCGATTGTATTGGCTAAAATTGAGTTGCAAGCAATTAAGAACCCACGCGGGATAGCGACCTTAGCAATATCAGTATCAACGGCGGCGCAGTATATGGAACAAATTAAGGCTATGAAGCAGAATGGCGCTACGTTTACCGATATATTGACAATGCTTACAGGGGAAAAGAAATGAGCAACGTTAAACCGAAGATGGGTCAAGTTTGGGAAAATAACGGTAACGAGTACACAGCCAAGCAAGCTCTCGATGGCTTTGTGAATATGTGGGCCCCTCAAATTTCTGCCAAGTTAGGGATAAAAATAGACGATGGGTTTTATTCTGTTTTTAAATTCATTCCGCAAAACGATTTAGAGTGGCTGGCTGTTAATGAGCCCGTTTGGAAGGCTGACCATTTTGTAGTTATCAGGAAAGATAGCGACTGGGGTACGATGTATCACAGGGCTTTAAATAGCTCGCTCGAATGGTACATCCGTCAACAATGGCAAGACAAACGATATGAGCTGGGACTTGATACTGAGCCTAAGAGTAAAACTTATACTGGCGACGCGCTATATCCACTGAAGCATTACAGCTTCCCATGCGTATTAACACCGATTAAAAAGGAAACGAAAATGATTGATTTAAGTAATGCGAAAGTTGGTGATAAGTTTGTTGCTCGTAACGATACTATAGTTTCATTTTTAGCCCGAACTAAAATGAATTCCATCTGTGAGTCAAATACAGGTCGAGCAATAGTGTACCACCACAATGGCCAGCTTGACGAATCAGTTGGGGCCGGGATAAATAACTATGGTTGGGATATTAAATCAAAACACGAGCCCCGCCACTGGCTAAAAGACTTGCCGGATGCTGATTTGTTTAGTGATGATGTTAATTGGATTGCTTTCGATAATAATCAGTCATGGTGGGCATATCCTAGCGAACCGGAGTTATTAATACGAGACTTTGAAGGTAAAGGTCAACAGCAAATCAAAGCTATCAAAATGCCCACCCTAAGCGGCGACGATTGGAAGCTAAGTAAGATTAGTATTGCTGACCTTAAGGCTTGGCAGGGGGCCAATAAATAAAATGTGATACAATGGGGCATTAACTAACCGTGAGTCATTTAATGTCCCATACCGATGATACCATTGCCGATTCAATCCTAAGGCGTGAATTTTTCTTACAAAGATTCGCGTCTTTCCTCGTTAATAAAGAAGTAGACGGCACAATACAGACTTTCTCTCGTAAGCTGCCATCATTGCTTAATGAGTTTGGAGATGCTCAAGACCTTAACCTTACTGAGCGAAGGGCGGTAACTAAAGCCGTCACCGTAGAGATGGCGGGACTATGGACTAACATGTGGTCAAACATCACTGAGCAGCTTGGTGAAATGGCTATCATGGACGCTGCGCACGTTGCTGGAGTTTATGACCACCTATTGGGCGTATCTCTAACATTGCCATCTGATTCAATCCTGCTTGGCCACGTCGCCAACTCTGTCATGGTGCTTACATCTGGGCAAACAACAACAGCTGGAGTGTGGGCTAAGTTCTTACGTGATAATACGGACGCAGCGACCAAGGCAGTTAATGGCGCGATCTTCAGTGGATATACATCAGATTTAACCAACCAGCAAATAGCTCAAAGCATTCGTGGCACGTTTAATCGATCAACTAAGCTTTACCAGGGCGGCATATTACAAGGCCGAGTTAGAGCGCAGGCCGACGCATTAGTTAGGACTGGAGTGTCGCATTTCTCTAATTCAGCAAGAGATAGGACTTACGCGGCAAACAAAGATATCATCCAGTCTAGGATACTAATAGCCACCTTAGACAATCGCACTACGTTTATTTGCATGAGCCGTAATTTGCGAGAGTGGGAAATTGACGATCCAAATTACCCACGATTGCCGTTCCATTTCAATGAGCGATCAGTTTATATTGTGCGCATAACTGGCACCGACCCACTAGAAGGGTTAAAGCCTAGCGTTGGTGGGCAGAGAGGCACGGATAAATCAGACTTTAATCGCAAGTTTAGAGGGCGAAAGGACACGGATATTTATAATGTCGAGCAAGTCGCTGCTGACACCTCAACTGATGCATTCTTGAGGCGGCAACCAAAATCATTTATTCAAAGCACTCTCGGTAACGATCGAGCGGATCTGTTTTTAAAAGGCGGCTTTGATGTTAAAAGATTCACCGATGCCACTGGCCGCACTTTAACGCTAAAACAGCTACGAGCTATCGACGCCAAAGCATTTAAACGTGCCGGACTTACTGACTAGCCATACTGTGATACAATTAACCAAAATTTAATGAGATTAGCCAATGCCACTACATAGCGATATGATGGACATCCACCATCCAGACTACGACTTCACCATTGATGAGGTAAAAACCGTCCGTGATGCGATAGAGGGATCAAATGCCATAAAAAATGGTGAACGCTCAAAAATCTATCTACCCAATCCCACTGATTTAGATATCCTAAGAGGTCAAGATTTTGTAGAGGCTAGTAATCGCTATAAAGCATATAAAAACAGAGCGGAGTATGATGCTTTCCCCGGCAGAACAGAAAGCGGCTATGTTGGGGCTTTGAAGTCAACGCCGCCAGACTTCGCCGAGATGCCATCTGAGATTGAATACTTACTGAAAAATTCAGACGGTGATAATCTCACGCTATCCGAATCAATCGAAATTACCCAAGCTAATTTGCTTGAAGTTAAGTTTCACGGATTACTAGTGGACTTTAACGGCCTAACTCAAGTCGATATCAATGACGATTCGCCACAATTAACAAACGCTCAAGCCAAGGCGCTAGATTTAAAGGCAACCATTAAGCACTATCCGCGAGAATCAATTGTCGACTGGGACTATGGCGTTGTTAATAACCAAAACCAATTAACCTTCGTTAAGCTCGCGGAAAAAACAACCGAAATCGACCGTGAAACATTGCAACGTGTCGAGGTTGAAAATCAATTAGTATTAGCATTGGACGAAGAAACCGGCGAATATTATCAGCAGCAGATAACTAAAACAGCCGAAGGTAAAGATCAAATCAGTGACCGATTGTTTCCTGAAAACAACACTGGACGATTAAACCTTATCCCGTTCGAAATAGTTATTGAGCAAAAGCAAAAGTCATCGTCAATCCCAAAGTCGTTAGGAATACTGTATCCAGTTTGCCTAAAAGCGATTGCCCGCTATCAAGTATCCGCGGATCTTAAAGAAGCTATCCATCGGTCTGCACAGCCTACAATGTGGTCAAGCGGTTGGACTAATCAAGCATTTGAAATATATAAAAACTTAACTGGCAACGAACATATAGCAATAGGTGCGTCTTCACACATACCATTACCTAAAGATTCAAGTATCGGTTACTTACAATGGGACGCCGATAGTAATGCCATGTTTAAATACATGGAGGAAAACCAGAAAGAGGCCAAGGCGCTAGGTGCCAGGTTCGATACTTCAGATCCAAAAGACGAAGCTGTTGGCGTTGCTAAAATTCGTAGCGCTGAAGAATTAAGCGCATTAATGAACATTCAGGCGTCAATCGAGGAATCATATACTCGCGTTCTCGGTTGGTGCTTTAACTTTATGTCTACCAGCACAAGCGATCCTGAAATTGAAATTAACCTTAATAAAGAATTCAACAAGGTTAAATTAACTCCTCAAGAGCAAAAGGCGATACTCGATAACTTCACTATGGGATTAATCGATAGAGCAGAGGCTTTAGCTCAGCTAGAAAAAGGCGGGGTATTAATAAGCGAGGCCGAAGAGTTATTAAATCGGTCAGAAATTAACGGCGAGTAGGCAAATTCGCCATTAATTGGCTAAACTGATATAATCATTACTGATTTAACAACTGCAACAATTCGGAGTCCGAAAGCATGCAATTACAATTTGAGAACGAGTCTGATATCCCCAGTGGTGATAAAGACAGCTTTGTGTCATTTGAACAAGATGGCAAGCAAGTATTTATGCATAAAGATTTGGCTGAATCTAAAAAAACAGCATTTCGACATCAGGGACAGTTAAGTAATTTAACTAAAGATTTCGAAACGTTTAAAAGCGGTATTACCGTTAAGCAGGAAGAAGCAACTGCTGCGGCTAAATTGGCACAAGAAACGGCATTGCAAGAGCAAATGGACAAGCTTAAGTCTGATGGTAAAACATCAGAATTGCATGTTTTAGAAATGCAGCAGTTGCAAGATAAACTCAATGTATCTCAAGAGAACAATGAGTCTTATAAAGAAAAGTATTCAATCTTGGAACAATCTCTAGTAGAGAAAGACAAGACTGATTTGGCAACTAAAATTGCCATTGAATTTGTACCGGCAGAAATGGTGCCATCGTTTAGCAAGTTGCTTAAGATGGACCGGATTAAATCGGTTGAAGGAAAAGTCGTTTTTACCAATGCCAGTGGCGAAGCTGTAGACAACGACCCTGAGCGATGGATTGAGATTTTAAATAAAGATCCAGAACTCAAACAGTTTGCTAAATTCCCCGGCTCGAAGGGTGGCTATGGTGGCAAAGGTGGTTCAGGTGGTGGTGATGGCAAAACAATGTCTCGCGGCGCATTTAATCAGCTTACCGCTCATGAAAAAAGTGCCAAAATGAGAGCTGGCATTAAATTAATTGATTAAGGTAAAAAATAATGGCTAACACACTAACGGATCTAATTCCGGATTTATACGCAGCGCTAGACGTTGTATCACGCGAGCAGGTTGGCTTTATTCCTGCTGTAACCATGAACGCAACAGATGGCCGTGCTGCTGTTGGTGAAAGCGTTCGAGTATCTGTGACCCGAGCGGCTAACGTTGTTGATATTACGCCAGCAATGGTGACTCCTGAACCAACGGATCAAGTAGTTGATAATGTGCCTATTATCATCACCAAGTCACGCGCCGCAGAATTTGGCTGGGTTGGTGAAGAACAGAAGGGCTTAAATAACGGTCCGGGGTTCTTAACTATTCGCGCTGGTCAAATGGCCCAAGCGATGCGAAGCCTAACCAACGAAATCGAAACGGACATTGCAAGTTTATATAAAGCAACTTCTCGCGCTTTCGGTACTGCTGGTGTAACTCCGTTTGCCTCAACGCTCCAAGACACAGCGCAAATGCGTAAGATTTTGTCAGACAACGGCGCACCATTAGGTGATCTTCAGTTGGTTATCGATTCGACTGCTGGCGCTAACATGCGTACTTTGACTAACTTAACTAAGGCCAATGAAGCTAACGACGCATCATTGCTACGTCAAGGTGTATTGCTTGATATTCATGGCTTTGCAATTCGTGAGTCAGCTCAAAATGCAAACGTCGTCAATGGTACTGGTACAGCTTACACAACCGATACCGCTGGTTACGCTGTGGGTGCAACAGTTATCACGCTAATCACTGGCTCGGGTACTGTTCTTGCTGGTGATGTTGTTACATTTGCAGGCGATACCAATAAGTATGTTGTCGATGTGGGTGTTGCGGCCCCTGGTGCGATTACACTTGCGGCCCCTGGTCTCCGTGAAGCTGTCGCGGCATCCGCTGTTGCAATGACCATTGGTGGTGACTTTGTTGCTAACATGGCGTTCTCTCGCAGCGCATTACAGTTAGTAACCCGCGCTCCAGCATTGCCTGAAGAAGGCGACATGGCGATTGACCGGATGTTGATTACCGATGACCGTTCAGGATTAAGCTTTGAAGTGTCAATCTATCCTGGTTACCGTAAGGTTCGTTATGAGATTGCCATCGCCTGGGGATTTGAGAACATAAAACCTGAGCATAGTTCGATCCTATTAGGCTAATTTGATAACGGCTTAATTCTTAAGGGGCTTAATTGCCCTTTATTTTTAATTGAAAGGTAAGTATCATGCGAATCCCAACGGTAAAAGTTAAAGACGACAAAGACGGTTACTATGTAATCAACGAATCCGACTTTGACAAAGAAAAACACCAGCTATTTGCTGAGCCTAAGAAGAAAAAGGCGAAACCAGAAAAAGAATAAGCTATAATTTCTATGGGTTGCGGAACCCGCTCACCTTTCGAGGTGGGCACCGCGCCCGCCCTTAAACATCCGCAGCCTATATTATTAACTTAATAAGGCGGCGTTATGTCTACCAATTCACAAAGATTCGAAAAATCAGGCGCTATAGCCGATGGTCCAGCCATTCAGGGTATGGACATCAATCTATTATCACACTTCATATCAATATTATTCTTCACTGATGCCACTCAAGCCGTGATTGTCGATAAGGCAACCATGACAGGAAATGTCGTATTTGAAATGTCAGAAAATGGCGACGAATTCGGCACGATGGCAAACGGCACGCTAGCGCTTGGCACTAGCCAGTATAACAGGCCAAACGCCACTGGCTCGTATACAACCGCAAAAGCAACATTTACCACAGTAGTCGGTGCAACTCATTATAAGATGCTAGTTTCTAGCTTTGCGGGGTAACCATGGCTAATTTACCAGGAATATCCGGACTAACGATTAATAAAACGCCTATAGATTCGTTGTTGGATTTACCAGCTCCATCATTAAAAGATGGCGTCATGACTATTAAGTTAGAAGATAAACATTATGTGCTTAATGTTGACTTAAACAGTACATTCCCATTGGCGTTCCCGGGCGCTGGCAATAGGGCCACATGGGAGACAGTTAACGGTGCGAAATATAACTATACCGGCACTGATGCATGTTTTAGAGATAAAGACGCTGAGGGCGACATAGAAATTCATGGTCAAGCAGAATTCACTGCTGTGAATGGCAATATGTTTGATGTTCTAGCCGTTACCGGATCATGGAGCCTGCAAGGGGTTGCCATACCTAGATTTAGAAATTGTAAATCATTAGGTATCGTTAGTGGGGGTACCAGTGGTAATGGTGAATTTAATACTTTCTTCGGTTCATTTACTGGCTTCTCTGACGGATTAATACTTGAAAATTTAGTATTTGATGAGCAGAGTACTATGTTCGTCGATGGTAATGATACTGCCAAACTGGATTATGATGGCCAAACTGTAAACTTTACTGATGGAGAAACAGTAACCGGCGGCACAAGTGGCGCAACCGGCATTGTTGATATTGACAATGACGCTGGAGCAACTGGAACATTAGTGTTATCTAGCGTGACAGGTACGTTCCAGAATAACGAAGCGCTAACAGGATCCTCCACTGGCGTGGCTGTAGTTGATGGCGTATTGCAGAATACCGTTATGTTCACGGTGAAAGGTGCGGCTACTAGTGGGTCAGTCAACTTCCTTAACTTAACCTTTTTTGCGTCTGCTAATCAAACCCTGTTCGACTTAAAGCCCGAGATCGAATCTGGCGTATCTTCAATAAACTTGCGGGGCAATCAGTCAGAAAACATTTTGATCCCTACTGCATTTGCTCCAGGCAGTTTGGATACAGATAGTGCAAAAGTATTTTCTGTTGGTAACACCTTTTTCCCTGATACGAAGCTATCGGCTCTTCTGAATTTTAAAGGTAATTCAACAGCTACTGTAATTTCTGCAGCAAGCTCAGATGGAAGTAACGCAGTGCTGATTGCCGGAACATGGACATGTACAAAACAATCCTTAGTTACTTGTACATCAGCAGGCAGAGTTACATCTAACAGCGAAAGACCTTTGACAGTATCTATTGATGTAATTTCCACAATGGATACTCCTACGGCTGACACAGTAGCTGTGTACATAGCTTTAAATGGAACTCCTATAACGGCTACGGGCATATCGCAATTGTTAGAGGCTGGAGATGCAGGGACTATCCCCACACTATGGGAGCTTGTTTTTAATAAAGATGATTTTCTTGAAGTGCATGTAGAAAACCAAACGGATGCAACGGATATTACAACAATTGATATTATATTCAGAGTACGTTCGTAACTGCACTGTTGCATTTAAGCAATACTCAGACGCTATTAGGTAATTCATCCACCAAAACAAAAGCCCCTTTAATTAGGGGCTTTTACATCACTTAACTGATTGCTCTTTTAACTTGGCTCTGCGCGTTCTAGCCTCGCAAGCAGAATTAAAGTAAACCCGCCGCTTGGTGCCGTGGAATTTTTTGCCACAACCGCAGGCGCATGTCTTTTCTGTTATTGCCATGACTACCCCAGCTCCTTAAGTTTTTTATCCATGCTTTCTTTGTTTGTTTTTTGGGACATGTCGTAAAAGTCCTGTATTTCCTTTCGTTTGCTCTGCTTGATCTCTTGCACGTAAGATTCTGGCACGGTGATATATTTAGCCGCCTCGCGCACTACGTCTAGTGTAAGCTTGCCCTCTTTATATTTGCTTTCTATTAACTCAAAAAGGAATGCATGAAGATCTTTGTCACCCTTTAGGAGTTTGAATCCTCTTTCGCTTCCCGATCCATCTGTGTAGTTTGATATTCTTACTGCGCATCTGCGGTCTGACGTGTAGCGGCTGCTTTTTAATGCGTATAAGCTCATCATCTTGAGGCCTTCATAGCTGCGATCGCCATAGTGATTATCCCAAGAGAATAATCCGTCCTCAAACTCCTTAACATTAAGACCATAATGATCCTCTACAATGTACTTGATATTACCCATCAAGATATCGGCCATATCGTCAATGTTGCAATCATTTAGCAAGCTAATAATTTTCTCGTTCTGACTTAATATGTCAACGTGACCCTGTCGCTTGCCTTTCATTACCTTTAATTCTTTTTCTATAGTCTTGATTTCTTCTTTTGCTTTATCGTACCGACTTTCAACCTTGGCAATCTCTTTTTCCTTCCATGACTGAACTGGGGCATCATGAAGAGATTTCGCAGTGAAATTCTCGCCACTAGGTATTTCATCACCATTATCTGTAACAAAAATCTCTTGCACTATAAATTCTGTTTTATTGATTTTGCCCACAACTGAAACCTTGCGGCCATCTGATAAATATTTTAGTTCACTCATTTCATTCTCTCCGTTGATTAATTAACATCAGTGTAGCGCAACTGAGCGACAAGTCAACAGTAAAAATAAGTATTAAATAAATAAAAACACCGCTTTGATTAATAATCTTGGCGGTGGTATAATTGCTTTGTTGATTGGATGCGGGTCCATAAGACAAGAGAGAGGTTTGTTAGTATTTCTGAAGCATTAATTTGCTTATCCCGCCAGATTTACTACCAAACCTTTTTTATTGCCTCAAGATTCATTCCCTTCAAACGTTGCAACAAGCCCACTAATCGCAGGAAGCGGTAGCCAATGTCGAGAGACAGCACGTAATAGACCCGGTGGCCGAATGCTTAACTTAGCCGTAGCATGGTAGGATAAACAGTTCAAAAAATGACATTATCGTGATCAACAGGAAAGTGGTAAGGCATTAGCCGAGCAGAAGACCACAAAAATAAACTCTGGAATCCTTTCACGTAGCAGACCCGGTAAGTCTGAATAAACTACAATTGATAAGATTTGTTGCAATCGACCAGCTAATTATAATGTTAATAGTTCCTTCTTGTTTGGTTATGGTTTGGTAGTAGTCAAATGATCGGGTCTAATGATTTCTATATTTAAATTAAAGAGGAAACATTCAAAATTAAAAGCAAAACTACAAATCAAAAACTTTGTTGTCACGCCTCTGTTGAAGTAAACGAACAAACACAAATGATTGAATGTTGCTCATGCGGGGTTATATTTAGCGCATACGAATATGTAATTAAATTGGCTAAAAAAGAAATTAGACAGGTTAACCAAGTTAAATATTTAAAGATGGAGTGTGAGCAATTACAAAAAGAGGTTGACGATTTAAAACGGCAACGAACCAATATCAAAGCTCAAGTTAGGCGAGCAAATAAAAATTAAAGAGGATTAAATTATGAAATGGCTAAAAAGATTATTTTGCAAGCATAAGTGGCACTATGAAGAATATGGTGACGGATGGCTTATTGTTGGCACATGTCATAAATGTGGAAAACAAAATCATAACGGGTAACACTGGAGTCGTTAAATTTTACGAGGATAAATAATGCCATGCGGAAAAACTTATCTTTACTCAAAGAAACACGCAAAGAAAATACTTAAGAAAAGGAAAAGTGGAGGATTAAAAATAAAGCTAAGAATATACAAATGTGACAAATGTTCAGCTTGGCACTTCACGAGCATGCCGGCTTGGGCAATTTCGAAACTTAAAGATAATAGGAGCAACTAGAAAATATCAACTTTTTATTTAATCAACCATTCGTGATAAACTAAGCCCTATATTAACTTATCGGGCTTTTTTAATGGCTTTAATAATCGAAGACGGCAGCCAAGTTGCTAACTCAAATACTTTTATTGACGATGCTTTCTATGTTGTATACGCAGCAGCAAGGGGCTTGACAATCGGCGTAGACGCACCGACAAGAGAAATCGAACTCATTCTAGCGGTCGATTATCTTACGTCGATTGAATCCAGATTCAAAGGTACCAGAGTTGAGTCAGACCAATCACTACTCTACCCGCGCCGAAACGTCATTATCTTTAGTGATTTATTCGATCAAGATTCTATTCCGATTCAATTGAAAAACAGTCAGGCAGAAGCGGCTATTGCGGCTAATTCACAACTGCTACTCACAAACGAATCAAATCAAAACGTCAAGAGTAATAAGCTAGATACTCTCGCCCAAGAGTTTTTCGAAGGTGGCTCATGGTCGGTGGCGAGACTTGATAGAGTTAACGCAGCGGTTAGGGAGCTGGTAATTGCTGGAGGATTTGGCCGCACTGTGAGGATTTTATAATGGTCACTCGCGTTGATTTTCAAAACTTAGCGGCCGGACTAATTAATAATACGTTCGGTGATTTCCGTGAAGATGTTGTGCTAACTCAGCTCGGAGCCTTTGATTATGATACACAAGCAACTACCGGCGACACAGTTAACAACACCAAAGGTATCAGGACTGAATTTGATAAAAACCAGATAGACGGCCAAAAGGTCCAAGTGGGGGATTTTAAGGTTTTGGTATTACAACAAAGTGTAACGGTAGATGTTAGGGCTGATAACACCGACATGACATTTAACGGCGTACCAGTAAGCATAGAGTTTGTATCGGAAGATGCGGCGCAGGCTGTGTATACCATACAGGCCAGAGCCAAATAATTTCGGTCTAATTTTGCCGCTGTGACTTACCCTTAATCAATAGATCTACATGAAGTCCCAGGCCGTTAGCTATGCGAGTATCGGTTTGTTCGCTTAGGTATTTTATTATTATCGCTGTTTTAGCCTTGATGTATGCCTCGCTTGCTTCTTCAGGTCCTTTATAGTATCCGAGACTTGCTTGTTTGCCATTGAATCTAACTCTTGCTTGGAATTTTTTGGTGGCCTTATGCCACGAAACCCCTTGAGGATATTTACCACGCGAAGATCCGCTGTCCGTCAATAGTGCGTTCAGCGACTTTGGAATGAAGCAGCAAGTGTCAGGAGAATATAATTTATTGTCGGGAAATATAACATCTTTATCTAATTCCATCCCTTCCCAATTCTGTTTAACCATCCAAGATTTAAAATTAGAAAATAATAACCACTCATCGCAAACTGAGCATTCAATATACGTTGGATTCCTGTCGTGGAATTCATCGGAATAACACCTTTTTATCATATTGCTCCATCTAATATAGTAAGGACAGACCAGTGTTTTGTTTGATGATGCAATGTGTGCTTTATAGCCAGCATCATTAATGCCAACCCCGTAAATAGGATTTCTCTTTGAAATTGACTTTTTGCTTGCAGGAATTTCTTTAAACATAATAACCTCACTAAGGTTCACTACAGAAGGGATGTTGAGCGCGTCTGGTAGTGAATCAGAACGAGGAGCAACCCTCTCGCGCAATGCCATTATAACAAAAAACGTTTTATTATGGTAAAATTAATTTATTACTAAATGCAAGGGTAAAATAATGAGCTTTCACAATTTACTATCAATACTTGACGATATAGAAGAAGATCTTAACGAAGAAGTTAGAATAGTTGCATTGAATCTTCTTAATGGGTTGACACTTCGCACCCCGGTAGATTCCGGACGCGCGCGCGGTAACTGGAACGTTAGCCCATCGGAAAGTCCAAACAGAAGTGTAGATGAGTCCAGGCGAGCCGATCAGGCGAGGGCGGAAGGAACGGCTACAATAAATAGCGTAATATCTCAGGGTGATTTCCCTACAATTACGATTAGCAATAACTTGCCTTACATTGAAAAATTGAATGATGGAAGCTCATTGCAGGCCCCGAAAAAATTCGTTGAAATGGTAATTAATCGAGTGACAAGATAATGGCAAACGATATCACCCTAACGCAACCAGATTTAGTTGACAGGCTTAGAGATAACCTACCGGCTGGCTATACTGATGCGACACTTAAAAAGCCAAACGCGCCCTTTACGACTCCAACAAATACAAAGTGGTTGCGCATAACTGTCAATTTAGAGCCAACTGACAACGTTACACCGGACGGCTACCAGCGCACATTTGGAATTTGCACAGTAGATGTATTCTTCCCAAAGGGGGTCGGCGATAAAGCGCAAAACGCAGACGCCAAAATAATAAAAGATCTATTCAATAACCAAGAATTTGGAAACACAAAAACCGAAGAGGCTAGCATATTAGCTGGGGTAGAAGTTGAATCTTGGTTTATGGTTCAGGTTGATATTAACTTCAGCATGGAAGGCGTCTAGTCGTAATAACACAATTTATATTATTGTGGTAAAATAGATTAAATTTTGGCGGTTTCGCCACTAACTAAATAAGGTGAAAGTATGAGTTCCACAGTTGCGGATCGTTCATTATCTGGCAGTGATATTAGCGTATTTACTAGCCCACAAACGGCAAAAGGCGTAATAGATACAAGTCCTATCTTCGATCAATTTCGCCGTGTTGAAGGTAAGCCTGTAAAGACAGTTGCTTACACAAATTCAAACGAAGTTAAAACCAATCGTCAAGCGCGAATGCAGATCCAGGAATCTACAACTAACGCTGCTGAGTTGAGTTTTGAGCTCAATGAATCAACAGCTTTATACTTAGACGCAATGCTCCACGGCAATAAGGTGGACAACAGTGTTGCGACGGCCATAACTATCGCATCAGATGCCGACGGGTTTACAGATAGCGCTAATGGCTTTACCGGACTATCAGTTGGTGACTGGTTTAATATCACTGGTTTTGCAGATTCATCTATTGACGGGTTTTATAGAATTTCAGTTAAAAACAGTGATGGCGATATCGAAACGTTGCCAGTCCCTCCTGCTGTAGAGGCTGCTGGCGCGTCAGTGACAATCGAAAGCCAGAAAACATCATCTGGTAGCGACCCTACATATTTTACCGTTCAAACTCGAACATTGGACAAATCAGCCGCGGGCGACTTAAGTCATGACACTTTCCTTGATGCCATCATAAACACCGGCGCATTGGAAATTGGAGAAACGGGAATTGTTACAGGAAATTTCGCGCTAAATATTGAATCATTAGTTTCAGGTAATTCAGCTATAGCTGGTCAAACCGATAATCCAGTCGATACATCAAGCGTCGTCAGTTCAACAAATAACATTACAACTATTTATGTTGATGGGGTTGATTCTGCTTGTGAAGTGAAATCATTCGGTTTGGAATTCAATAACGGTTACAGTGAAGATAGATCAGCAGCTTGTAGTGGGGCGCGTTACGCCTTTGGGGATATCGAAGTATCAGGATCGCTAGTAACGCGTGCCGTAATAAGCAATACGTTTCTATGGAGAGATAAATATAGAAATAGCACCCCATTTTCTGTCGCTATGTTGGTTGAATTTTCAGGAACTACCAGGTGGATGATTATTGAATTGATGCAGGCGCTTGTTACAGACCATGCGATGGCCGATGGTTCAAATGTTATAGCAAGTAATGATATGACGATGACATTAGAAGAGGACGATGTCACCAAGAAAACAGTCCAGCTATTTCGTAACTTTTAATTAACCGGAGGGGCTTAACGGCCCCATTACCTTATGCAACTACTAGACTTCGCCGAAGACTCACAAAAACAAGAAAACGGATCGCCGCTATATTTAGACGATGGCTTTATTTGCGTCAAACGAATTCATACGGTCGAGTACAACAAGCAGCGTGAATCGATTAGAAACAGCATATACGGATTTTCACCTAACGATATTGACGAGAACTTAATCACTAGTCATTGGCTTGCTGAATATGGCGTCACAGGCTGGGATGGGGTTTTAGACGGAGACAAGGAGCTTGAGTTTAGTCGCGAAAACGCTAGAGCTGTATTCCTTAACCCTAATTACAAACTAAGCCTTAACGCGCTACTTATTAACCACGCCGCTAACTATGCCAATTACTTATTTGACGAAGTTAGCGAGGATATTAAGAAAATAAAAAAGAGCTAACGTATCGAATTGAGGTTGGATACGGTGACTCAGAAGAACAAGTAAGGCTGATGTATGAGCGATCTGGCAGTTTGGATGAATTTTACAAACTAAAGCCTAAGCTAACAACTAAACAGTTTTCACTACTTAGCGCGTTCAACCGATTAAGCCAGGAGCGCAGGTTAGAAAACGGCGGACCTATGCCGATTAAAGACCGTGACATTCATTATTACCAGCATCACAACGGCTCGCACGGTTACGCGCCTGATTTATTTATCATGGCAATTCATGGGGTAGATCAAGAATACATAACGCAAACTTGCGATGAATTGCGCCGCAAAACGAATAAGGGGTAAATAAATGGCCACTACCAGATTTATCGATATCCGTATAAGATCTAGACCTGCAGAAAGAAACATTAACAGACTAGATAGGAGAATGACAGGACTTGGGCGAACAGCAGATAATACCGCCAGATCAATGTCTCGTTTATCTAAAGTTGCTATAGGTGTATTTTCTGGTATCGCCCTAAATGCAGTAACAAAATACGCTGATGCATTTACATCAATACAAAATCAAATCAGGCAAACCACAAAAACAACCGAAGATTTAACGCAAAGAACGGCAGAGCTATTAGAGATAGCTAACCGATCTCGCATAGAGTTTGGCGCAACGGCCGAATTATATACCCAGTTAAATTTATCAACTGAAAATCTCAATCTGTCAACTGGTGAGCTATTAAGGTTAACCGAGACGATTGGCAAATCATTTGCTGTGAGTGGGAAAAGCGCGGCCGAGTCGGCGGGGGCAATTAGACAGCTAGGTCAGGCGTTTAGCGCTGGAGCCTTGCGTGGAGATGAATTCAATTCAATAGCCGAAGGTGCTCCAGAGATAATGAGAGCGCTACAGAGGTCATTAGAGCTGACTCAGGGTGAATTGCGTGATCTCGCAGCGACGGGAGGTATAACAGCCGAAGTACTTGTAACAGCGTTAAGTGAAGCGGCTAGTGTTATCGATGAGAAAATGAACAAAGCAGTAAAAACATTTGCTCAGTCAATGCAAGAAGCTAATAACAACATGATAACATTTATTGGTAGCTCTGCTCAGGTTCAAAATATTATTGGCGGGGCTGGTGAAGCATTAATAACGGCAAGCGATAATATAGAATCAATAGCGAAATTTGCAGTGTTAACCGCTGCTGTTTTCGCATCGAAATTAGCACCTTCGGCCATAGTTAGCGCAAAAGCAATACTTTCAAGCGCGGCAGCATCAACCGTGGACGCGAAAGCCAAGGTAACAGAAGCGACGGCCATAAAGGTATTAACAAGAGAAGAGGTAATATCAACAGCCGCAACAGTTACAAAATCAAGGGGAGATTTAGTAGCGACAATCACGACGAAACAGAGAGCGATCGAGACGGTTAAAGCTGCAAGGGCAGCTAACGCCGAGGCGATCGCCACCTTAGAGGCATCCAGAGCGTCAGTTATTCACGCTAGAGCGACTAGTCAACTTTCGGCAGGGGCTCAAGTGTTGGCATTTCAAATAAACAATAGAACAGCAGCGACAATCGCAGCGACAGCGGCAGCTACAGCACTCACCAAGGCAGAGCTTGCGGCGTCAGCATCAGCGGCCAATCTAACATCAACTAAAGTGTTGTCAGCGGCCGCAATATCAGCAGCCGCAACAGCAAAAACCGCAAGCGCTATAGCTGCAACAAGATTAACTGCGGCCAACAACGGGATGGCGTTATCATCGAGATTAGCAGCTACAGCGGCGAGAGGGCTATCTTCTGCAATGGCATTAATAGGTGGGCCTTTGGGTGCAGCATTGTTAGCAGCCACAGCTATATTCTTATTTGTCGATGCGGCAGAAGATGCAGAAGATAGATCTAAAAGGCTATCGGACGAGCTAGACACACTAAAGGATTCATTCGTTGGCCTAACAGAAGCCCAGCGTTTGGTATCAATTGATAAGCTAAGCATAGAAATGCGGACCTTAAGATCTAGATTGCAACTAGTTAATGAGCAATTAGCTACCGCAGAATCATCAGCAATTGGCGGTAAAGGTCGAGAAACTAGAATATCAATTCTTACAAACCAAGCTAAAGATTTAAATGACCAATTGGATCAAGCGTCAATTCGTCAGCAAGCCATATTTGAGGGTGGATTGCCAGAGATAACTGGACAGCCAGGGACGAGGCCTCAAGATGACGAAGGTAAATTAAAAGACAAAGACAAAGCTAAAATAGACGAAACTCTCGAGTTTTTCAAGCGTGAACGAGATGAATCATTAAAGCATTTTCGCGACTTATTCGATATTGAATTCGGATTCAAAACACAACAAGAGGTCGATGAGGAAAATAGATTCGCCAACGAACAACAGAGGCTTAATGATAGATTTCAACAAAGCCTAGTAACCGCAGCGGAAAATGATGCAGCAAAAAAAGCACTTCAAGCTGAATTTGACCTGGCAGAGCAAGCGATAAAAATAGAACATGAAAAAATACTAACAGACATCAAGGTTGCTGAGGACAAAAAGAAAACCGAATCCGAAACCAACGCATCACGAATCAGATTAAAGCTGGGCGCTAAGGCTATTAGTGATTTTGCTGGACTATCAAAGAAAGGCCAAAAGATACAACGAAGATTGCAGCAGGCGGATATTATAGCAAGCACAGCGGTTGCGGTTGTTGACTCATTTAGAAATGCTGGCGGCTTTCCTCTTGGTATACCGGCGGCGGCAGCTATGGCGGCGGCTGGTGCGGTCCAACTTAAACAATTAGGTGGACAAGGTGGCGGAGGCAGTATAGCTAGCCCAACAGGTGCGGCGGGCGGAACACAGCAAACGCCAACAGCAACGGCTCAAGACCTACCGCAGCAAACAAGAGTCATTGAAATTAGGATTGACGATAACGCCTTACTGACTGGTGCTATGTTTAAAGAGGCTTTTAATAGTGTGTTAGAATCAGACTCGGACATTGCAATAAATATATCTAACGCACAAGCTGAAGCCGTTAGAACAGGGGCGATTTAATGAGTAACACTTTAGTAGTTGACAAAACCCTACAGGCTCAGCAACAAGCGGCCGATTTTAGTGTTCTTGGATTCAGGACCGTTCTGCCAACATCTACTATTACTGGTCAAGCTGAAGATCCTTTATTTCCATTTTCTAATACTCTTGATTTCAGGGATAACACAAAATACAGCCCATTAGCCACAAGCGGAACCGTTGTGATAACTTTCGTGCAAACTATTGCAACCGATATTGATTACTTTGCTTTTGCTGTTCATAACTCACAAGATGCTGGATTGACTGGGCAATTAGAGGTTGATTCAGGTTCAGGTTTTGAAGTTGTCGCAGAATTCTCGGCTGTGAAGAATAACCGGCCGTTTTTAAAATTTTTCGGAACCAAGAACTCGATACAGCAAAGACTTACTCTTAACTTTACTTCTCAGTTATTTATCGGTTCGATTTATATTGGTAGGGCCGAGACTTTTGATAGGACACCTTCATTGAATTTTCAGCCAGGAAGGACGGCGCCACTTGATACTGTTGAGCAATTCAGGACAGACAGCGGGAATAATTTCATAATAGGAAGAAGGGTTAATAGAGGTTTCAATGAAAAATCGGCATTTAGATTTGTTGAATTTGATGATTTGGATTTGTTTTACGAAGAGTTTCAGAATCATGTTCTTGACTCAAAAACTCTATTTTTTAAATGGTCAAACACAAAAGATCAAACAATATTTGGATTGCAAAACGCTAAGACAATGACCAAGCCGCAATTCGTTACTAGCTTCCATGCTGATATATCATTTAATATTAGCGGATATAGTTAAAAAATAAATGGGCGCCTCTTTGGCTCGATGTTATAATAAGATCAACCAAAGGGGTAAGACATGATAAGTAAAGGCGAAACATACGAGAGCAAGAACTCAGGAACGTACATTATAGTTAACTATATCAACAACAGAAACATAACTATAAAATTCTTAGACACCGGAAGCCTTATGGTTGTTGGTAGTAAAAGAGTGTACGACGGGGCCATGAAAGACAGAATGAGACCCTCGATAGCTGGCGTTGGATATGTAGGCATAGGAGACCACTCGCCTACAGACTCAAGGAACGCTGTTAGCAGAGAGTACAACGCTTGGCATCACATGATAATGCGATGCTATGATGTTAAACTACAGATTAAAATTCCTACATACACTGATTGTGAAGTGTGTGATGAGTGGCATAATTTCCAAGTGTTCGCTGAGTGGTTCAAAGATAACTACATTGACGGATACGAGTTAGATAAAGATATAAAAATAAAAGGCAATAAGCTATATTCGCCTAGCACCTGTCTTTTTGTGAGTAAACTAGACAATATACTTGAGGCTAATAAGTGGAAAATGAGCATTGTCACAGTTAGCAATGACGACGGAAGAGTTGAGGACGTATTCAACCAAAGTCAATTTTGCAAGGAGAACGGCTTGCAACAAGCTAATTTTAACAACATGATTAATGGCAAAAGAAAATCACACAAAGGGTGGAGACTAGCGGTGAATAACGATGACATTTAACGCATTAAAAGTACAAGCCGGCCAAAAGATCGTAACAATTGCAGATTTGGAATTGGACAGATGCAGGCACACCACGCCGCAATCCGTGCTTGATGGCACTATCACGATAAGCGATTCATTGGCCCAAGGCGCAACAACAACGCTTGCCATTACAGGCGGCACAGCTTTGTCATTCGTTAACTCAACGCCTTTTATATTATGGGATAGCGAAGTAATAAAAGTCACGGTCGATTCTGATATTCAGCTTACGGTAATTAGCCGTGGTGAATTTGGCACAATTGATGTGGCTCACTCCCCAAGCGCTGCTATATTACAGCATTTAGGCGAGGCAGACGGTTCATGCTATGGCACGCCTTTTACATGCAATAGCCCTGATTCATTTGAAGCTAACACTAAATTATTATTTAGATTCCCATCGACACAGATTAGTTTTGATCAAGTTTATTTTAGTGGCTATAAATCATGGACACACAAAGCCGGTACTATAGATCCAGGTCAATCAATGGGTAAGCGTGCCGGAGCTGGATTAACAATGCTTGATAGTGTTGATGATGACAATTATGTTCCATACATCGACAGGCGAACAAGTAGAGGGACGTTATTCACTAAATTGATAGCGCGACACCCTAATTTTGAGGGCCGCCCAATTAAGATTCATGAGGGTTTTGATCCGCTTAATATCGACTTCGATAACTTCCTCACTCGCGAATACATTATCGATAAGGCTCAATTGAAAAATGGCGTATTTACCATAAGCGCTTTAGATCCATTAATACTGTCAGATGATAAAAAATCTAAAGCTCCGGTAGCATCGTTAGGCACCAACACGATAGCAATAACTGGCGCTAGCACAACAATAACTTACGTTGGGGCGCCAGCCTTTGATTATGGCGCGGCAACCTCAAAGGCGTTCGTTCGTATGGATTCGGAGGTTATCGAATGCACCGTGTTAAGCGACTTTGTTTTAACTATTGATAATCGAGCCATTGGCGGCACAGAGCAAGCTGATCATGATATTAATGCAACCATTCAAGAGTGCCTTGTATTTGACGATGTAAATGTTGTTGAAATAATCGAAACGTTATTAACTGATTTCACCGGAATACCATCAACGTTTTTAGATGATTACACGGCAGTTAAGGCTGCAACATCAACTATCACGCTAACACGAAATATTAACAAGCCAACACCTGTTAAAAAGCTAATTGACGAGTTAATCAGAAATGGTGACTTGACGGTTTTTTATGATGAAATAACCAGCAAAATAAAAATCAAACAAGTTGCAGACGCTAATGTAGAGCCTATCAACATTAATGAAGAAGATCATATAGGCCAAGATTCAATCGATTTCACCCGAGATACTAAAAATCAGTTTACCAGGCATTCTGTAGCATGGGGACCAAACGATATAACCGAAGATGCCGGGGAGGAAAATTTCTCTATAATATTTCAATCAATAAATCTTGGTAATGAACAGCCTGAATTTATCGGTGAGATTAACGAAAAGAAAATATTTTTTAATCCATGGCTAACTACATCAAATGATGACGTAATAATAGGTACTTCAATTGCTCAACGTGTTATTGATCGAGTCGAAGACGTCCCAATCATTGCTGAGTTCGACTTAGACATTGAAAGCGTATTTTCTACGCAGGGCGGCAACCTTGAGTTAGGATCTATTATAAACTTATCGAGCGGAAGATCTGTTAATGTTGACGGCACAAATAGAGCAGCTAACCATCAAGTCTTAAGTATTAAAGACAAAGGCGGCATGCGCTACAGAATAAAAACCAAGTTGTTTCAAGACCCATTGGAAGGTCTCAACGTCGACTTTACCATTTCAGATGATAAAGAAGATTACGATATGTCGACCGAGTTTGCACCAGCGGCCGGTAATTTTGTAATTTTAATTGATACCGGCGTGACAATAGGTTCGACCTCAACGTCCAACCCGGCATTCACAACAGGAACGCAAGCGGCTGGTGTTACGTTTGATTTCGTAATAAAAGGTTCAATTCTCGGGGCTGGTGGCGATGGTGGCGACAGCAGCGGGACTGACGTAATAAATGTTGATACTACTGACTTTGTAGTGTTTGAAACAGGTCTAGTTGGTCTGATTGGTGGTAATTCGATGGAGCTGACAGTTCCTTGCACTATAAATGTTGGGTCCGGCGCTATATGGGCTGGCGGGGGTGGCGCGGCAGGAACAAGATCAAGAGCAGAATACGAACACATTGTTGATAGCTCTGGTGAATTCAATGTCATAACTAGAATAGTATCAAAAATAGAAGGTAACGGCGGTTCGGGCGGTGCTGGT